CCTCAAAAATCCTCCGGGGGTAAAATTCCTGGAAACTCTTTGAGGGCCGACGCTTTATTTTTTGCACTAAAAGGAGACCACAAGTAACTCTCTGCCTGTTTTTCTTTTCTTCTTTCGGCAGGCCTCCCGTAAGAGTGTATATTTGTGGTCTCTTTTTAGTGCAAAAGTGTTCTAAAACCGTTACGAAAGTCTTCATAACCTAAAGCATAGTTCTACATAATTCTACGAGAGGAGGCTGAAAGGGTGAAGAAAGCTAAAACGGGAATCGATTCCACGCCACATCCTCCAGCCAGAACTCCTGAAGGTAGAGAGAAGCAGCTTGTGGCTTTAGCTATGGATGCAGCCGAGAAGCAGCTTCGTGATGGAACAGCCTCCGCGCAGGTTATTACGCATTTCCTAAAGTTGGGAACCGAGACAGCTCGTCTTGAGCGTATCAAACTTGAACGGGAAAACGAATTACTTACTGCTAAGACAGATGCTATCAAGTCTGATAAGGAACGAGAGCAGAAGTATGAGGAAGTTGTTGCGGCATTGAGAAAGTATAGTGGGCAATCTGATGAGATCGACTATTCTGACTTATTCTGAGCTGTGTCAACTTGACACTTTCGAAGAGCGTTACCGATATTTGCGTCTTAATGGATCAGTCGGCAACGCTACTTTTGGTTTCGACCGTTGGCTTAATCAGCGGTTCTATAAAGACCCCGAATGGATTGCGCTTCGCAGAGACATAATCATCCGAGATTTAGGCTGCGATCTTGGCATGGCCGATCGGGAGATTTGTGGTCCGATCATGGTCCATCACATGAATCCTATCACAAAAGAAGACATCATTTATCGTAGTGAATTTCTGCTTAATCCTGAGTATCTAATCTGTTGTTCAGATAATACTCATAAGGCCATTCATTACGGAGACGAGAGCTTGCTGGTACTTGCTCCAATTGTACGCAGTCGGAACGATACTTGTCCATGGCGACATTAAACAGAAGGAGGAAGTATGGATAGCATTCTTGAGTCTATCAAAAAGCTTTTAGGCCCTAGCGGTTCTTATAAGTTTTTTGATCCCGACATTGTCATTCACATCAATACGGCTCTGGCAAGACTTGTCCAGCTTGGCGTTGGTCCCCCTGGCGGTTTTAGGATCGACGATAGCGGTGGTCAAACCTGGGAAGAGTTTATGGGTAACGATCCAAGACTTGAGCCGGCGAAAACTCTTGTCTATCTCAAAGTCAAGAAAGTTTTCGATCCCACCTTAAGCGCTTCGGTTAAACAGGCGTTCGATGAAGCAATTGCAGAGATCGAATGGACTCTTAACTGTGACGCTGAAGACATCCCGGAATAGGAGGAAATTCAAAATGGAGTATACTCCCTATCTTGTCCATTACGGCGTTAAGGGTATGAAGTGGGGTGTTCGTAGAACTGATGCTCAGCTGGCAAGAGCCAGAGGCAAAAGCGGTGCATCCAACTCCAAGACCTCTGATGCCGATAAGGAGAAGCGCAGAGCTACTGCAAAAAAAGTAGCCACAGCAACAGCCGCCGTTGTGACGGTTGCAGCCGCAGCTACAATTTACGCGAAGAACAAAGATGCTATCGACGATTTCGTGAGCAAGTATGCGAATCAGGCGGTAAGTTCTATCAAAACTACTAAGCAGAATGCCGCAGTGAAGAAAGCGGCTAAAGATACTGCCTATGCTAAAACCCATAAGGACGCTATTCTTAAATCTGCATCAAAACTCAATAAGTATAAGGATTATTACGATGCAAAAACTGTAGAGGACGCGATGAAAAAGATTCGTACTGAACAGGAGTTGCACGAGTTGTCTCGTAAGCAGATTCGCAATGGTGCCGATTATGTTCAGGCAATTCTGACATATGGTACCGTAGCTACTACCGCGTACAATATGCTCAAGAAATCTAAGAAACCCGATAAGAAAAAGAAGAATTAAACATCAATAATATTTTCTTCCTTGCGATAGAATTCGGGGTCTGAAATAGGTAGCTCTGCAAACTTCTTTTTGAGTTTGATCGCGTTAGGCTTAAATGTAACAAAAGTCAATGCTCCGGTTGCCACACCACCGATTACTGGTACGACTTTTGATACGCTTTTTGCAAAAATGTCTTTGGTCATACGAACGCCTAATAAAGCGGATATTTTCTTGACAATTGGAAACCAAGCTGTTTTCATCAGTGCTTTTTGACCAAGCTTTTTTGCCACCTTTTGTGCCGCTGCACCAGCAAGCACTTTAATTGCAGCATTTGCTTCTTGTACTCCGAACATAATGCCGAGGAAGACCATTATGTTACACATGGTTTCATCATTAATGGATTCGTCGTTCAAATCAAATTCCTCAAATCCATATAAATAGGCTAATTTTTGCATTATACGGAGTATAAAAGCAAAGTATTGTGCTAAGTCTGCAGGTACGGTAGCAGCCATTGCTACGCCACCAGGTATACCGGCTGCGAATGATATAGCAGTTACTTTACTGGTTTCATAGTCAATAGCTCGTTTTGCAATATTGTCTATGGCTGACCGAGGAATGCCGGCATATGCGGGGTTGTGTTTTAATGCTGTATCAACGGTTTCTTGAGAATAATACAATTTTAATTCTTTAGTTAGATATTCAGTACGGTTAATTTTTACGCCTGGAGTTTTGATGGCTAGAGCAAGGACATTTTCTACTGAGATTTCATTAGAGATACCGTTTTTTAGTTGCTTTATTTTTTCTGTAAATTTTGTTGCATCCGCCATTATAATCAAGCCCCTTTCGCTAAATATTCTATCACAATAGGTAGTAAAAATCAATATTTACCCCCCCCCCTAAAAGGGCGGGAGAGGAGGATAGTAAATGTGGGAATTTCAGTATCCTGACGAACTCTACCATTATGGCGTCAAAGGTATGAAATGGGGCGTTCGCAGATACCAGAATAAGGACGGTACACTTACTGCTGCAGGAAAGAAGCGTAATGCAGAAGTATCAAACAAAACCATAAAAGTAAATTCTGATGGTTTCAAAACAGTTCCTAAGGGATTTGTTTTCAATCGTGTTGGCGGTGCATCGTTAGATGTAAATAAATCTGGTGCATTATATGTCAGTTACGGAGAAGCCGATGCTGCACGTTATGTGAAAAATCTCGGCCCGACACCTCTTAGTAAAATATTTGGTGTCGCAAGTTATAACGTTCAACATATTTCAGTAAAAGAACCGTTGAAGATCCCGTCGGACGATGTCGTGGTCAAGGAAACTGCAAAAATATTGTTGAATAATCCAGATTTGTTAAGATCCTTTAACGATTCCATTTATTCGTTGGTATATACTGGGGACTATGAAAAATCTGTTACGGCAATTGAACTTGATACCGCTGTGAATAATCCGAAATCAAAAAGTTCTATTAAATTGGCGTACAGTGTTAATTCATTACTTGGTGATCCTAATTTTGCAAACGAATCGAAAATCATATACGAGCATTTTAGAAAATGCGGATATGATGCAATTCCTGATATACATGATGTATTGAGCGGAACTTCAGCTACCGCGACTATTGTTATTAATCCGCATAAACTCTCCGTTACTTCAACGACATACATAACTAAAGAAGTTATGCGAGATGCTAAAGCATATGTGAAAACGATGGAGAAGCTTAAAGTAAGCGAAATAATCAAATAAAAGGAGTAACAATTCAAAATGGCGTTATCGAACACTGCCGTCCCCAAGTATTACGGCCAGTTTCGAGATGCCGTAATAAGAGGCGAGATCCCGGTTAATCGTGAAATCTCTATGGAGATGAACCGGATTGACGACTTGATTGAAAACCCAGGTGTATGGTATGACGATCTTGCCGTCGAGGGTTTTATATCTTTCTGTGAAGAAGAATTAACCCTTACCGATGGATCTGACCTAAATCTCCTTGATTCGTTCAAACTTTGGGCTGAGCAGATCTTTGGTTGGTATTACTTTGTCGAGCGTAGTATTTACGTTCCAAACAAAGATGGACCTGGCGGTAAGTATGTCAATAAAACAATTAAGAAACGCTTAATCAATAAGCAGTATCTAATTGTTTCTAGAGGTGCCGCCAAATCTATGTACGGCTCATGCATTCAGGCTTTCTTCCTGAACATTGACCCGTCTACCACTCACCAGATTACAACAGCTCCAACGATGAAACAGGCAGAAGAGATTCTGTCTCCGATTCGTACAGCTATTACACGAGCCAGAGGCCCGTTGTTCCGATTCCTTACCGAAGGTTCTATTCAGAATACTACTGGTTCCAGAGCAAAACGACAGCAGTTATGCTCGACTAAGAAGGGCATCGAGAATTTCTTCACTGGCTCTTACCTTGAAGTCCGTCCTATGCGAATAGACAAGCTTCAGGGCCTGCGTTGCAAAGTTGCTACCGTTGACGAATGGCTTTCCGGTGACATTCGGGAAGACCCTATCGGCGCAATCGAACAGGGTGCATCCAAATTGGACGATTACCTGATCGTTGCTATGAGTTCTGAGGGTACTGTTCGTAATGGCAGTGGCGATACAATCAAAATGGAGTTAATGGACATCCTTAAGGGCGAGTACATTAACCCCCACGTTTCCATTTGGTATTACAAGCTCGATTCTCTTGACGAAGTGTCTCAGCCTGAGATGTGGCTTAAGGCGAATCCGAACCTTGGTAAGACCGTTACTTATGAAACTTATCATCTCGAAGTCGATAGAGCTGAGAAGGCTCCGTCTGCCCGAAATGATATTTTGGCAAAGCGGTTCGGTATTCCCATGGAGGGTTATACCTACTACTTTACTTATGAAGAAACCCTACCTCATCGTAAACGTAACTTTTGGCAATTGCCGTGTGCTCTCGGTGCTGACTTGTCTCAGGGCGATGATTTCTGTGCATTTACGTTCCTGTTCCCCCTTAGCAACGATAGATTTGGTGTAAAGACCAGAAACTACATTACTGAGCGTACCTTGAATCGTTTGCCCGTTGCAATGCGACTCAAGTATGAAACTTTTATGCAGGAAGGCAGCTTGATCGTTCTTGATGGTACCGTGCTTGATCCTATGGTCGTGTATGAGGATCTAGACAATCACATTTGTGAGAATGGCTACGATGTTCGGTGCTTTGGCTACGACCCGTATAATGCTCAAGAGTTTGTAGAACGTTGGGGCCGAGAGAATGGTTTTCATGGTATTGAGAAAGTAATTCAGGGTGCTAAGACAGAGTCTGTACCTCTTGGCGAATTGAAGAAACTGTCCGAGGACAGAAAACTTCTCTTTGACGAGGATCTAATGACTTTTGCTATGGGCAACTGTATTACTCTTGAAGATACAAATGGTAACCGTAAGCTCTTTAAGAAGCGTTATGAGCAGAAGATCGACGCTGTTGCAGCTATGATGGATGCCTACATTGCTTTTAAGCACAACAAGGATATGTTTGAGTGAGGTAATAATTCAAAATGGACTAAATTTACCCCCCCCCTAAAAGGGCGGGAGAGGAGGATAGTA